TTCGTCGTTGTTGCCAATTGCAACACCTGCCATCGGCGTCCAATTTTTGCGCGTAGGCATTTTCAACGGGAAACCGACATTATTGATATCAATAGTGTTACCGGACATGTCGTGGGGTTCTGCGTAAACAGAAGCAGGACCGACTTCTTTGCCGCCTTGTTTCATGCTGAACTTAGCCATTACCGCCCCCGTGCGCCGCTGCGCTGGTTCATAGCACGAGATATGTTGCGACCGTATTTCATGCGGTCATCCGTAGTAGGACCACCGGCTTTCATCTTTTTAGCACCGGGATGCAACTTCTTCTCGTGGGCACGGACTTCCGTATCCGCGATAGCTTTAACTTCTTTCTTGTCCATAATAGTTCCTATGATGTCGTAACCGTAACTGTACCAACGTATGTCGTTGCAACCAAGTTATTTGGTGTTAACGGATCATCAAACCCTTTACCACCACCAACCGGTGCCCAACCCCACTGAATATCTCGTGATCCTACGCTATTCCTATTTAGGGATAAATCTGGACGTGGACTCCGCAACGCTTGCGGATCGTCTACTGGATACATCCCTAACAATAACTGCGGCTGATCTGGAACCCAACACGTTGGGCACGCCTTGATATCCGTGACCTTGGTCTTGATAATCAGCTTACGAAGCTGATGTAATTTATACCTGAACGCACATATATCACATTCGGCAATTGCCTTATAACCGGCAGCGAAGCGGTTACTCACAACTACCCCCTACCAGCGCGAAATGCCCTTGGAACAAATCGAATCGGAGCTTTCTCTCTATCCTCACCTGCGGCGAGGTCAAACTGTTCGTCGTACGCTTGCTTGAGCATCGGCAACCGTGGCATTAGTTCCGGTACTTTCATAGCAATATAGTACGCCAACCCAGCAACCAAGCAAGGTAAGAACCTGAAGTTGATGTCCGCTGTGTTAACGCCCGTGCCAGAATCTTGAATCCTACGCATCCGCCAGTACAGGAACTGATATGTCTGCGAGTCATCCGGCGTAGGCCAAACGGTAACGGCTGGAAGATTGGGGTTGTACACCGCTGCACCTGCTGTATGAGACGCTGCGGTCGTGTTAGCTTGTCCACGGAAACAGTTATATAGGGTAGTCCCTGTTATGTATCCGTAGTTGATGATCTCGTTGTCTAACTTAATAAACCCAGTAGTTGGAAGCCCAATTACCGAACTCAAGACGATGGTGGTAGCGGTACTGTTGATAGTGGTCGTCAGGGTAGAAGAAGTGGGGGAAATCTGCCCACTTAATCGCTGGACCCACACCTGAATCGGCCTAGCCTGAGTAATCTTATTAGGGATACTAGCGTAGGTAGAAACGCTAATCCTTGAGATTGTCAAGTCAAACTGGGTAGACGAATCGTTTGCGCCCGTACGAATAACGTGCTCAAGCAAGTCAATCGTATCTGTTGGCAAGGCGTAAGTGTTCTGACCGGGAGTCATGATGAATGCCCCCTGATCAATCGTCCACATGTTGATGCCGCGATTCTGCCACTCAACGGTCATCAGGTTCATCGAACGGCGAGCGGTACGCAGGTCGTAGCCCGACCGCATCTCCCGACCGGCGCGTTCCCACGCTTCTTCGGCTAACTCCGAGAAGTCAAGGTCAAAACCAGAAGTGCCGGAAGTAGTCATTATCTAAATTTAGCCGTTTTCTTTGCTACCGACTTGGGCTGCGCTACAAACTGCTTACCTGCCGCCTTACCCGCACGTTTTGCTTTGGTTGTCGCCGCATATTCTGCGGAGCTAAGGCTGTTAATCGCCGCTTCCGGCAAATACCGTTCTCCGGTCTTACTAGATGGCTTACCACTCTTGGTGCGCCACTTCTGGTCGCCCCAGTCTTTAAGGGATTGCTGCGGTTTAGCCAGCCCGCCACCAGCCATTTTCTTACTAGCGCAATGTGCTTTCTCTGAGAAGCCTTTTGGGGCATCGCAGTTTACAGCTTTCTTGCGTTTAGCGGACCACTCAGTCACGATACCCTCCACCTGCTGCTTTATACTTCTTAGCAACAAGTTGAGCTTTACGGGCAGACCACTGACCTGCACCCGTACCTTGGGTCGCCGCAGCTTTTACCTGAGACACAATCCGCTTACGCAGACTAGGTTTCGTGTAATTACCAGCAGCATTTACCCCGCCACCTTTAGCGTACATGTCAACAGAATCGGGGTTGTCCTTCCGGTGGATTACCTTCGGCTTGGGCATTTTAGATGGGTTAATGTCCCCCATACCCCGACTTGCTCTCATACCATCTTGCCTTTAGTCTTACCGCGTTGGCAGCAACCATCAGCACGCTTGGAAGCCCCGCCAACAGAACCACCCATAGCGTACTTTTTGGGTTTGATGTTGGCTGTTGGGCCTTCGTAGTCCATTGGAGGCTGACCTTTTTCGGCAGTATAAATATCCGTTTGCCCAAGGGGCATATTAGGGTCCGCAGCACGTTTACGCTTGCGTGCCATAGGTGGCATTGGCTTCGTTGGGCCTTCGTCATCCATCGGAGGCTGACCCATTTTAGCGGTGTAAATATCAGTTTGTGCCATGATAGTTCCTTAACAGGCTTTGCCGCCCATGTTGAACATCTTGCCTTTGGTCTTACCTTGCTTGGCAACACCATCTGCACGTTTGGAGGCGGACCCGCCAGCAGCCATTTTCTTGACGCCGCCGCCCTTCTTCATACCCATTTCGGCTTTCTCGTGCTTGACCATAGCGGCAGGGGCACCCTTCTTTTTCATGAAGGCCACTTCTTTACCAACCATTGCTTTTGCCTCGCCGCCTTTAGCCATCTTACCTACGCCATCAGCCGCAAAACTAGGAACCATTTTGCCGCCCTTGTTGACCATAGGCATACCGCCGTCTGCGTAACCTTTTTTCATATCACCACCTTTACCAAATTTGCGGCCTTTATCAGCCGTTGAGAAGTCCTTGCCCACGGACTGAGGAACACCGGCCTTCTTAGCAAAGGCGGGGCTGTGGGCTACAGCCTCCATGAAATTGTGTTGCTTCTTTGACGTACTAGGCATGTTTCTCTACCAGTCGGTCAATCTTGGCTTCAAGACGGTCAAGCCGATCAAATATGCGGTTAATGTCCGCGTCCAACTGTGACTTGGTCACATACTCTTTGGCAATTTCTTCGCGGGTCTTGTTAATCAGTACTTGAAGGCGTTTTAACTCGTCAAACATGCTTTTGAGGAAGAACCCAGCAACGCTAACGCCCACCGAGAGTACTGCGTTCCAAATAGTATGTTCCATACCCATCACCGCATTTTACCTTTAGTCTTACCACGTTGGGCACAACCATCAGCACGTTTGGAAGCGGAGCCTACAGAACCACCTTTGGCGTAATCTTTAACGGGGGCGTTGTCAAAAATACCGGGACGAACAACACCCGTAGTAACTCCACCATTCAAGCGTTTGTTCTCTTGTAAATCTTTAAGCGCATTTGCTTCGTACGCAATATCTTCAGGTTTTTGTACGGGTTTTGGTGCGCGTCTATTTTGGGAAGCCTTAAACTCATCACGAGCATTGGCTTCCCATTCAATGTCTTCGGGCTTCTGTACAGGCTTTGGCGCAGCCATTTTTACCTCAACATTTCCACGCCCGAAGGCTTTTGTTAATCCGGGAGTCGGGGTCGTTGGCTGTTTTCGCTGAGGTAAGTTTCGACTTCATGCCGCTCATTCGCGCACAAAAGCTCTTCCTTCTCCCGGCGTCTTCTTTCGTTTTTGGTTTCGGGGCGGGGGGCTTTAAGTTCATCCCTTGTGATTTGGCGGATGCGCGTCCCTTCGCGTTCAGACCCCCCTTGGGGTCCTTCCCTTCTGCTCTTTGCCATGCAGGAGATTTAGCCATAGAACACCGTAACTCCGGTTACCGAAGCACTCAAAGCCAAGTACAAAGTTGTACTAAACTTAATCCCCTCGCCGGGGATGTCGAACGTGTAGGTATTGGGGTTTGAATTACTAGCGATATCAATCTCTAGCAAAACAGCCCCGCTAGACCCGCCATCTTTGAATTGAACTGTTGCCGCCGTGGAAGCGGCAGGGCAAATAATCAATCCCTTCAGGCGGGTTGGCCCATTAAAAAACGTCCCAGCAGAACTTAGGTGGGCGCTCTTTACATCAGTTTGCTGCATCGCAGCCCCCTACTTAGTTTTGGGTGCTGCTAGGCGACTGCGTACCGTCAGAGTTAGCCACCGAATAAATGATGGTGTACTGAACCGTACCAGCAGTTACAGCGGCTACAGTCGGAGTCATTGTGGCAATAATCTTAACGTCCGTTGAGCCGATACCAATCCCGTTTGGCGATGCGGTTGAGGTTGCGCCACACCAGTTGCCGAGTTTAGCCGAGGCGTTGGAAATAGCTGCACGGCCTTGCGAAGTGACATCGGTCGAAGCCCAATACAGAGCAGCCGTCGTGCCATCGCCAATCGAGACGTTAGCAGCAGTCGAGCCGGTAAAGGCAACCAGCGTATCAATGTGGATGAACTGTATCTGAGCGCCAGCAGGAAGAACACAAATGGTGTCCGTGGTAGCTGAAGCAGCTTGACCCGTGTAGTCTTTTTTGAACGTCTGCGAGACTAGCGTTACGCCAGTATTGCGAATAGTGCCAACAGTAGTACCAGTGGTGTACCTGTTTGTGCCAAGTAGCCAAGGGCCGAGGTGAGTAGCGAAACCCATGATATATCCTCAAATCAAAACTTGCTGTCTCTTGAGGGAAGTCTGCCTAGTCAGTCAGCAAGTCGGTGGTCTAGGTATGTGTCTTTATATCACAGTAAAATAAAAACACCAAGCAAAAAGAAAGGGGGGCTTGTGGCCCCCCTCCCTCACACCGATCAGCTAGATCCGGGTGAACCGAAAATACCGAGCGGATCAGACACACCGAACGAATAACGCTCACGTGCCTTGTAACGGATGTTACCCGTATCGAAGTCACCATCATGCGACGTAGCCAGCGGGACACGAACAAAGTGCTTCAGGCCGTTAGGAACGTCAGTGGTCAAGAACCAGCCATTGGTGTCGGTCAAGAAGTGGTTAACAGTGTAACCACCGGGGATCGAACCATTGTTCTTCAGTGCGTTCACATCGTTATCGGTAGTACCGACACGCAGTTCCGTCTCAAGGAGGCGGGTTGCAACGAACATCAGAGCGGGAGGAATGACCAACTTGACAGGCTTGGCGGCGATCAGCAGACCACGTTCATCCGTCCATGCAGCGATTTGAATAACCGCAGACTCCAAAGAAGTCTCATTCAAGTCGGCAGCAGTAGCTGGCGTGTTGCTGTTAGTACCACCAGAAACCAGCGGGTGAGCCGTGCTGAACAGGGCCTGACCGTCACCATACGTGAACGCGGAGTTAAACCCGTTGTTCAGAATGTTAGCGGCTTTAACCTGCTTGGTGTACGCCATTGCACGAGCCAATGCTTTGGTGTAACGGCTAGACAAGCTGTCATACAGGTTGTCTTCCATTGCTTCTTCGGTAACCGAGAAGCCCATAGCGATGGTTTCGTGGTTGTATCGAGCGGTCCATGCTTCCTGTGCGTTGTCGTACCGGAGAGCTTGACCTTCACTCTTAACAGGCGCAGCACCGAAGCCCGAGAGCTTGGTTTCTTCCTCGAAAGAACGCTCAGAGGTTTCCGTATCGAAAATCTCTTTATGCTCTTCGGGATATCGCTTGTACTCCAGACCGAACAGAGCGTTAAGCCCCGGGAGGAGTTCCTTAAGTAGTTGGGCGCGTGAAATAGCCATGATTTACTCCTTAGACGCCAGTGGTGTTGTTCATGGAATGGAAGTTACCGTTCCACGTCACCAGAACTTCTGGGAACCCAATAAACGTGCAACTTGTACCCGAAGCAACAGTGATAGCACTGCTAACCGTGAGAGTTGTACCGTTTACGTTGGTAACCGTGATGTAGTTACCTTGGGCAGCGCCAGTACCCGAAGCAATAACTTGCATACCTGCAAGAATTGACGAGTTGGAAGCAGCCAGAGTCAGAGTGGTGGACGAACCAGAGGTTGATGCGGTAGCGGTAACCACTACAGCAGTCTCAGGAACAACACCAACAACTCGCCAAGGAGCAGCGGTAGTAACACGTACGTTACCCGTACCGTTGGAAACCGCACCGCCGGTTAGGGCAAGATACGAATTACCGTTGGTCGTGGAACCACTATTACCGGTCAGGGTGTACAAGTTAGTGCCAACAAACGCAGGGTTAATATAACCAATGGTCGTGTTAGCCGTGTTTGCCAGCGAAGTTCCCTGACCCGTTACAGCGGCTTTAAACACTGTACGAGGATCATCAACGATGTAAGCAATAGCGTTATCAGAAACCGTGCTCGCAGGCCAGTACTGGCTCTGGATGGTTTGCGACATGCTATTAACATACTGACAACCAACAAACACACCAATCGTTCCAGAAATAGGAGTTGTTGGTGAGGATGCTGCGCTGTAGTTGTCGGCAATAATTGTGCCGTTGGAAAGTTTAACGGTTTGGCCGTTAAACAGGTTGGACGAATATCCGGTAGCAATCGGATACATACGAGTAGAACCCGCATACACCAACCCACCGAACTCGTTTACGGCGACTAAGCCGTATGGAGAACTAACAGTCGGATAAGCCATTTAAGACTCCTTAAATTAAGTACCTTTACCGAAGGTTACGTTGGATTTTTTATCCGCAAACAGCGGCATCCTCGGATCACCTTCCCGCATGAAGCTATTGTCCACTGACTTCATCTGAGCTTCGGTCTGACTTTGGTAGTACTCATTCCGTGCTTCAGTGAACTCGTGGGGAATCTTGCAGAGCATCAAGCCGCCAATTACCACGTTATCCTTAAATCGCTCATCAGCAGCGGGCGACGAAAAGATTTCAGGGTGATCAACTGCCCGAACAGGCTCATAACCTTCCCGCAGTTTAGACGAGGTATTCATAGCATCCGGCGTGCCTAGCGTGCTAACTCGCACCCAACGGAAATCGTACCCATCCTGAGCAATCGGGCTAGGCAGAGTCTCCGGCGGTTTCCACGTCACTTTACGTTTCGCGGTTTCCCGGGTTTCAAGATCACGATTCAGTCGATTTTCAGCCATGATTATTTCCTCATATCCAGAGCAACTTGTTTAGCATATGCCTCAAGAGGCACGCCTAGCCGTTTAGCGATAGCAACTTGACTACTAGTCAGCACGATTTTTCGAGGCGCGGTGCTGCGGGTAGCTGGAGCTACTACATTACTTCGACGGCGTTGCTTGAACTGATCTGGGAAGACTTCGCGCATACGAGAGTTAATTCTCTCGTAGTAGTCGTCGCTACGGGGATCGACCCCCTGTTTGACCAGCTTCTGATGCAACCCCAATGCAAAGCTAGTCATTTCATCGTCTGACCCAAACCACGCATTAGCTTGTTGCCACTCATGCGCTTTCGGATCAGCCGGTACTGAGGCGTTAGGTTGTATTTGTACAGGATTTTCCGACTCTTGTAAAGGGGGTAATCGGAAGTTGCTAACACGCTCAGTTTTAGACTTGGCCGCAACCAATTCCTCTTGCGCGTCAACCATTGCGTCAGAATCACCCGACTCATACGCTTGCTTGTACTTGCGCTTGGCCTCGTCAAGTTCCTGAGCGGCAACCCGTTTAGCCTGTTCAAGCAATACTTCCTGATTCTTGTTTACCGTACCTTTTAGCTCGTTGTTCTCGTCAACTAGCTTACGGGCAAGGCGTTCAAGCTCTTCCTTTTCACGTAAAGCGGCTTCTTTAGCGCGTCTTTCGTCGTGATAACCCTTGTTAAAGTGCTGAATACGCTTGCGAACTTTTTCAGAATAGTCCTGCAATTCGTCATCAGTTACTTCTTCAGGCGGATCTGATGCCTTCCGATTCCGGTCTTTCTCGGGGGTATCGTCAACAACTTCAATCTCCACATCAACATCATCTGATGCGTCGATTGTTACCCCTTCCGACTCAACCTCATCGGGAAATTTGTATTCGTCCCTTTCCATCTTTAAGCCCTTGTAATGCCTTGTGGATCGGAAACAACAGCCTCAATCGAGTCGTCGTTCATAAGACGGTATTCCGTGCCATTGAAACGGAACCGAGTGCCGGTATTAGTGCGGAACAATACGTAGTCTCCGACTTCACACCAAGGACCATTTGGATACCGATCAGGGTCAGAATAGGCTTGCGACCCCATGTCCAATACGAGTCCAATCATTGATAAGACTTGCTCGGCATGTTTCGTATTCTCAGCTTTGACAATCCCTGAGTCATACGTTTCTTCGATAGTTGGCAGGGCAATCAGCAGCTTGTATCCAACGGGAATGGGTAGTTGGGCTTCCAATTCTTCGTCAGTCACAGTGTGGTTATCACTCATCATCGTCATCCATAAAAGTACGCGAAAGGTCTTGGATTTCCATACGTGCAAGGGACAGACCTCGGATGATCCCGCACGTCGCTTTATATTCGGCAAAGTCTTTAGCTCCACCGGATACAAGTGACTCCATAGCAGCGATTTTGTGCGCTTCTATCTTTTCAATCAGCACGTCAAAAACGGTTTTAGCCACAATATATTACCCCTGTGGTGGGCCTCCCGGATTGGGAGGCTGCTGTGTTACATGTTTCATAACATCTAGTCGCATCTTCTGTCGGGCTTGTTGGTCCTGAGAAGATGTTTGGTTAGCGTTACGCTGGGCTTCCATTTGTAAACGCTCTCGGTCAAGTGCAAGTTTTTGTTCGTCAAGCTGGAGATCAGCCTGATCCTTGGCTTGCTTTCTAGCCACTTCAGCTTGCTTGACCTTAAGTTCGCCTTGTTGAAGCTGGAACATCGGGTCTTGGGCTTGCTGTTGTGCTTGTTGCTGCGCTGCTTGCTGCATGTGTTCCTGAGCAAGCTGTTTCCCGGCCTCGGCCACAAGCCGTGCCAACTGAACCTCGATCTCTTCGGGCAGTTCTTCTCCCGGTACAGGCAACGGAGCGCCCAACCTTTCCTCAATCTGCTTGCGGTATGAGAAGCCCAAGTGTTCCGCAATATGTGCTTGCAACGCAGCCATAAGCTGTTGTGCTTGCGGGTTCTGCCCCATCGTCTGAGCAATCATCGGGTCTTGCATAAAGCTAGTATGTGCAGCGATATGCGCGTCATGATCCTGATAGATAAACGCTTTGACCGGCTTGCCAATCAGCACGTTCATGTTCTCGGATACAGGATCTGTCGGCTTCTGGTCGTCCTCAATCGGGACCAGCTTGTCAGCGTTCTTAACCCCTAGCACCTCAATCATCTGACGGTGCAGTTGTGGCAGGTTATAAATCTGCGGGGCTTGCTGTGCCATCTGGAGTACTGCTTGATACTGAACTACCCGCTGCGCCATCGTGGACGAGTTAGGGTCAGACACGGGTATTACTTCTACCATGTCATAGTCAGACTGCTTGATCTGACGGTTGTTCGTGTCTTGTGGATCATAGCTATACGTCTCGGACGTATAGTCACGGATGAGTTCTTTCAGGAGCTTAAACTCCTGCTTCATCGCGTAATGAACCCGCGCTTGCACCGCAGCCATCGGCTTGAGTGTGCGCTCTAGCAAGGCCAAAGTTGTGCCAACCGGGGCCTGTGCGCTCATATCCGATATATTCATATCTGATATCGCACCAAGTCTGCGACCGTCCTCGTTGATCTGCGTCATCAGCGCAAGCAGAACTTGACTCGGCTCCTTGTAAGGCAACATCATGATGTTGTCCTTAATTGCCCCGCTCGGGATATCCACGTCACGGAACTCGCCCGGACCAATCGGCGTATCGTCGCCCTTAACCCGCAGACCCTTGGTTTTGAAGCCACCGGGTAGGTTGGATAGCGTACCAGCATCGACCAACTGGCGGATAATTGACGTACCCGACTTGGCAAAGGCCCCAATCAGGTGGATCAGGCCAAAAGCATAGAAGCCAAAGCCCGGAATGTAGGCGTAGTGGACGAAGTGGTTCCGTTTAGCCTTAAGCTGGTCGTCCGGGTTCCAGTTGCGGCGGATCGCCAGCACCGTTTCGGAGCTTTTCTCAATAGTAACCACGTATGGGAGGGCAATACCGTCCTCAT